TTTAAAGCTGAGAGAATAGATCTATAATGACAGACGAACAACTAGAAAACCTGGCTACTCGCGTTGCTGAATTAGTTTTAACCGGTCTTATTGAAAAGCAAAAAGAATGGGATCAACAATTCACTACAGACCTGAACGAATTAACACAAGATGGATTCGGTAATGCGAGATTAGTTAACGAGGAAGAATTAATACTCGCTGAAATAGCTAGGCTTATGACCCTATTGTCATCTTATGAAGAAAATGAACAATACGAAAAAGCAGCTATAATACATAATAAACTAAAAATACTAGAAAACAAACTTAATAAACTTTAATATGAACATCTTTTATTTGTCTCATGACCCTAAGAAAGCAGCACAATATCAATACAACAAGCACGTTGTTAAAATGATTCTTGAAACCGCACAATTATTATGTACGGCACATCACGAGCTTGGTTCCAACATTGATATACCATACAAAGCTACACATAAAAATCACCCTTCAGCTATATGGGTAAGATCATCCGCTGAAGCGTATATGTGGGCTTACGAACACATGCTAGCCTTAGGTCAAGAATATACTAGGCGCTATGGCAAACACCACTTAACAATAACTAAATGCCGTGATTTGCTATACACATTACCTAACAATATATCTAACGACGAATTTAAGCAACCACCACAATGTATGCCCGATCAATATAAAGTATTGGGCAACAGCGTGTTGGGGTATTGGAATTATTACGAAAACGAAAAACACACAGTAAAAAACAAAGATGAGCAAAAAATTATACGACCACATAACATCAACGAATTATGCGAATATTAATACGAAGATACAAAAAGAACAGAAGAAAAGCAAAGCACGTAAGGTTTCTAGAAAACAGAATAGCGTTCCTACACAATGAGATAGTTAGTGCTTCATTTAATGGAGAATACAGCTTTAATAAAAACATAACTGTTATAAAAGGAAACTTAGAAAATAAAGCAAAGCTTTTAAAGAAGTACAACAGAAGATTAAAGATTTTAATCTACTAATACGACGATAGCTAATATATAATTAATAGTAAGAACCTAATGTCACAATACGACCGAAATACCGAATACCTAGATAAGCATCGAATAATATATAGACGGAATCCTATTAGTTCAACTGGAAGAGTTGAGTATGAATGGGGTTGGTTCTATGAGAATGGTACGCATGAATGCTATACACTTTTCAATTCTCGAGCTAAAATAACCACATATAGAAGCCTTAAATGGCATTTGTATGTATTATGGTATCTTAATCCTCAATTGGATCAAGAAGGCTTTAATTCCATTGCTGAGCATATATGTAATAAGCAAGCGGGTTTTGTGACATTCAAGGTTTCTGAGCAACTATTGCAGAGCATGGTATACGATGTTTCTTTAATGGATCTTGAGCGACCACCGCCTAATAAATTACGTAAAATAATATTTAAAGATTTCACGGGGTTAGATATGCGACAAAAGCTATCTATAGTAGGGCAAATGGTAGGTAGATCTAAAATATCTGAGTCTGAAATATATGACTCTATGCTTTTAATAAATGACGCAGGAGGTAAAATAACTGTCAATAAGATAGCGGAATTATTAAAGTGTTCAGATCGTACTATTTATAGAAATATGAGCAACGAACTAAAAAAAGAAAAAGCACTACTTAATAACCAGAGATGGGATTAATTTGCAAACGTAATACGAACACCAATAGATAATATAATAAACAATAATAAATATGACAAACACACTTGAATCCGTAATGGTTGAATCTAGCGCTATATACAGTGCAGAATACAACAACAAAGAAAACACTATGTTAGTGTACTTTAACAACGACAGTATATATAAGTACCACGACGTACCTATATTCTATTGGCGTGGACTATTTGAATCTACATCTAAGGGTAAATTCCTCAACGGCTTTATCTTTAAAAAGTTTAAAGCTGAGAGAATAGATCTATAATGACAGACGAACAACTAGAAAACCTGGCTACTCGCGTTGCTGAATTAGTTTTAACCGGTCTTATTGAAAAGCAAAAAGAATGGGATCAACAATTCA